CTGGTGTCGAGGGTGTTAAAGGTGGTAGAAGTGAGGGCAAAGAATTATACGGAAGAAAATTTAAATACACATCAAAGGGTGGTAAAAGAGGTTTAAAAGGTATGCCACCAACAGGCCCATTAGACAAATGGGTTGTAAGAAAAAAAGGCTTAAGCAAATTAGTACGTGATAATAGAGGTAGGTTTATACCTAGAAAAACATTAGTTTTTTTAATTGCAAAAAGCATATTTATAAAAGGTTTACAACCATCATTATTTTTTACATTACCATTTAAAAAATATTTCAAAGAATTACCTGATCAGTTAGCAGAAGCATACGGGCAAGATTTTATAACAGAAATAAAAATAATAACAGCAAAGAATAATGGCAATATTTAAAGTAAATATAAATACACCAGTATATATAAAAGTTGCTAATGCAACACTTGCTAATTGCACTTTAAATGTATCGATATATAGTGGCACATACCAAACAAGCCCAAGCATAACATATCAATTAAGAAAAAACGAAGTTGCTAACAATAACTTTGTAATATTTGAAATAGGAGAGCTTATAAAAGATTTTATTGAATATAGTTTTAGTGGCACATTTGGTAATAATGGATTAAATGTTTGGGTAAAAACAGTTGCTACACCGAACGATGGTACAAATAATTTACCTGCAATAACAACCAATATGTTGGCTTTTGATGGTATAGGATATTTTGAAGATGGTTTTACAACAGAAACACAAACAAGCAGTAGTACAACTTTAACGCTAAGTACATTTAAAGGTAGCACAACAAAATTAATGTCTAATGATACTATATTTAGAGAAAGTCAAGAGATCTTAAAAATTCCTGTTTTAGCAAATTTAAGTGTAAACTCAGGTGCAGATACATTAACAGGTGCAACTACAGTTAATTTTAAAAATGGTAGTACAACAGTTTCAAGTGTAACAGTAGGTACAGGCGTAGATACTACGAACACAGCAATAGAATATGCTACAAGTACGACAGCATCTTTAACAAGCGTAGATATTGTTACAGGTGGTAGTACTGAAACAATAAAAGTAGAAGAACAAACTTGTCAAAAATTTGATAACTTTCCGATTATATTTATAAACAGATTTGGTGCTTTACAGAGAATAAATTTTTTCTTAAAATCTACACAAACAATAGATGTAGCAAGAGAAGAATATAAAGCAAATACTCTGACAACAGGCGCAACATATTCAGTTAATAATGCACAGTACAAAACTCGAAATATTACAAGTAGGGAAAGCATAACTTTAAATACAGGATATGTAAATGACAGCTATAATCAAGTTATAGAAGAACTGTTAATGACTGCTAGGTGTTGGATATTTAAAGACAACCAACATTTACCTGTAATACCACAAAATAAACAGGTAACTTTTAAAACAAGTTTAAACGATAAAATTGTCAATTATACAATAAACTTTAAATTCGCTTTTGATAAATTTAACACTATTAGATAATGAACCAAATAGGTTTAGCAATACCAAGTATTTTATTAGATAGTCCTGATCCAAATCCAGATATTTGGAATTTAACAGAAACTTTATGGGAGAACACATTTAGAAAATGGAACGAAATAAATTTAATTACAGATATAAATTTTCAGCATTTAGATTTATTTGATGACGAGCAGATAACACTAACGCAAACAATACAAGATATAAGAGACATTAAAAAAATCTTTACTGATTTTAGTAAAACCTTTAATTTACCTGCTAGTAGTGTAAACAACAAATTATTTAAACATTACTATCGTAGAGATTTAATCTCAGATGCAATACCTGATGGCATATTTGATGCTAATTCAAAACTTGATGCTATACTTGAATTAAATTACAAACCCTTTAGAGCAGGGTTTATTGTAATGAATGGTGTTAAATTAAAAAATAATGTACCATATAGTTATAATATTACATTTTTTGGGCAAACAATAAAACTAAAAGATAGGGTAAAAGATCGAAAATTAAGCAGTTTAAATTTCACAAGATTTAATCACGATTACAATGTTACTAGGGTAAAACAAGGTTTAGAAAGTTTTGTTACAGAGTTAAACGGACAAACAGTATCAGTACCACATATTATATATCCTTTAATATCACATACACAAAGATTTATATATGATAGTTCAAATGCACAAGGCGGTGTTCTAACAACACAGGCGAGAAGCGATACAACAAGAAATTTGTTTGCAAGTGGTAGTCAAGCAGATTCAGGTTCAGGTAATACAGAAAGATTAGGTACAACAAAAGGTTTTCAGTTTACAGATTTAAAACCAGCATTAAGAATTATTGATATAATACAAGTTATAGAACAAGATGCAGAAATAGATCTTAAATTTACAGATGACTTTTTTAAGACAACAGGCTTTTTTTCTGAATTATATATGTGGCTGCATAGAAATAAAGGAGAAATAGGTGTTACACCAAATAATGAAACTAATACTAATTTAATTGTTATTGATAAAATACAAAGTTTTAGTGGTGATGTACTTACATTTTTTGATAATGTTACTACAGGTACAGAGCCAAATAGTTTTACAGGTTTTATGCCTGTATTTGCAGGTGGTACTTTTACATTTCAAACAGGTATATTAAATCAAGGCCAAGATCAAGAAAGCTACGAGATACAATGGACTGTTACACCATCAGTAAATACAAAACAATTTACAGCTAGATTTAGAAAAGCAGGTACAGGTGAGGTAATAGCAGAACTTGCACACGTTTCAGGTACAACAAATACAATACTAAGTTTCTCTTTTGAAACAGATATTGTTAACACCGTAGATGGTCATAATGTAGAATTTGTTATTGAAACCACAGAGACAAGTTTAAATTTAACTTACAATTTACAATTTAGTAAAATATTAACACGGACTGGCTCAAATAATCCATTTGAAAATACAAGAACAATAACAGCAGGAACTGTTGAACCAAGCTCTGTTGTAGACACTATATTTATATCTGACCAAATACCTGATATGAAAATACTTACATTTTTGACAGGTATTTTTAAAACATTTAATTTAACTGCTTTTGTAGATAACGACCCAACAAGTAGCACCTTTAGTGAGATTAAAGTTCAGACACTAGATGCTTTTTATGCTAGTGGTACAACAAGAGACATTACAGAGTTTGTAATATTAGATGATAGTGAAAGTAATTTTAGTGTACCCTTTAACGATATAGAGTTTACATTTTCTGAGCCAAAAACATTTAGTGCATTTTTTTACAATAAATTAAACTCAAGAGAATATGCCGCAGTTAAAGCAAGTGACGCAAATAATAGTGGTAGAGATCCACGTTTAAACAGAGGTCAAGATTATATTGTAGAAATACCTTATGAGAAAATGTTATTTGAAAGATTAAAAAACGTTAATAACAATGCTAATACAAATATAGGTTTCGGTTATTTTGTAGACGATAACCAAAGTCCAACGATAGGTAAACCTTTGCTATTTTTAAGAAAAAATATTAGTGTATCATCAACACCTATACAAATGTTTAATGGTGGTGGTACAGGTACACCTGTTAGTTTAAATACAATAAATAGAGGCACAAACTTTAAAGAGGGTACAGCAAGTGTACTATTATCAGTTGCTAACGAAGGAAGTAGTGTTACATTTACATATCAAGATACAAATAATGCCACACAAACGGTTGTTGTTGCAGATAATTCAAGTACAACTGTAAATAACGTAATTAAGAATAGTGTATTTGCATCAAGTAATGTAGATACAGGAGGCACAATAACAATTACATATACAACCTCTGATGATAGTCAAACGATAAACTTCAGTCAAGAAGTAAATCCATTTGTTACAGGACAAATAGATGACAATACTTTGTTTAAATCTTTTTATAGACAATACATAAGTGACATATTTAGTTATAATAGAAGATTAGTTAAAGTAAAAGCAATATTACCACAAAGTTTTCTTTTAAATTATAAATTAAGCGATACGATTGTTATATCTAATGAGGAGTTTATTATAAATAAAATAACAACAAACCTACAAACAGGTGAAAGTAGTTTAGAATTATTAAATAAAATATGATTATAAATATTTTAGATCTTTTAGAATTTGCTAACGGAGAAACCGAAAATATTAGAATTGCGCAAGGCAAATACAAATTACCTGAGAATATTTCAGATGGTTATAAATTATTAAAAAAAGAAATTAAA